GCAAAGATGAGACTGTATGATTGTGATCAGTCCGCCCAAGACAACCTGATCGATTCAGGTAACACTGATGATGAAATCATCGAACTGAAAACCAAAAGTAAATTTGATTCCTGGCAAGTATGACTAAGAAAAAGACCCCCGAAGCAACCAACTATCCTGGGCAACCCCCTGTGGATCCTGCTGCTGGTGTCAATGTAAATTTTGATCAGCAAGATGCAGCGTCAGCAGCGGCAGAAAAACTTTCCAATGCCGCTAAGGATTTGGAAGAGGAGATGAAGGAGAAGTTGGATGACATGGAGGAGGATACTCCTAAGACTCCCGAAGAATTCATCAATAAGAAAGGTTTTAATGCCTGGGTGACTGCTTCCAAGATCCGTGAGAAGGAAGAAGAGAAGAAGCAAGAGAAGACTGATCCTGATCGCTTCCGAGTTGACCTTGACAAGTACCTGGAATTTGCTGACAAGACTTGCTCGAACCCTAGCAAGAAGCAAGACCAGTACATCGAGCGTCTGCGTGAACTGAAAGAGGAAGGATGTGACATTGCACGTCTTGATACTGCTGCCTCTGGCATCTGTGCTGAGGGTGGTGAGTTCATGGAGATCGTCAAGAAGTTGAAGTTCCAAGGCAAACCATGGAATGATGCTAACAAGGAGCACCTTGTCAAAGAATTGGGTGATGTTATGTGGTATATTGCTCAGGCATGTCATGCTCTGGACGTGACCTTTGATCACGTTATCTACGTCAACTCTCTGAAACTTGCTGCTCGCTATGCTGACGGTAGTTTCTCTGTCCAAGAATCTGAAAATCGTAAGGTAGGTGACATCTGATGATTACTATTGAACTTGAACCTGAAATGGCAGTGTCTGTAATGCAGGCACTCATTGCTGAACAGAGAGGATACACATTGGATGAGACCTGTTGTCCGTTGAGAGTTAAAAAGATTCGTGAAGTTATCCTGCAACTCGATGATAAACTCGAAGAACACTACAAAGACTTTGAGGCAGATTGATGCTTAGTCTCTGGATTCATCTGGTAGCATTCTTTCAAGTTGTTGTGATGAATTGCATTCAACCTGTCAACTGGAAGTATTGCTATCGGGTGGACCAGTGGTTGATTCCAGATCTCGTTGAGGGATATGAGATCTGGACACAAAAGAAAACTCCCTACCAAAATGAGAAAGACTACCTAAATAGTCTCGACGATTAGTGATACGCTGTGGCATCTAAAATCCAAGACGTTTGGGGAAGATACATTCCTGTATTTGCTGCTGGTCACGATGGCACGGTTAACCGAGCAACGCCTATTTACGCTGCTGAAACTGGTAACCAGAAGTTAGGTGATGTACCAAAAGATGCTGACGTTCACTACGTTGCGAAGAGATTGAATACTCCTCCATCTAGAATGGAGGTTTGTTGGTATCCGAACGGTCGCGCTCAGGACTTCATACAGGGATGGATAAGTATCTCTGCTGTTAAGAAACCTCAGGCAACTACTAGCGGCGTCAGAGTATCAATGAAACCTCAGGACTTTCCTGGTATTGGTGGTACTAGGATGAGGTACAGTGCATACCTTGCCAAGATTAGAGATGTAGTCCGTAATAGAGATATACCAATTCCATTAAAGAACTATCTTATTCAACTGATTGACTATTGTGATAGTCATAGTGGATCTGATAGATCAGAATTGTTGAGTGCATATCAACTATTTGCAAGTAGTTCTGCATTTGATAGTCTCAATAATATACAAAAAGATTTCAGTGAGTTGATAGCACCCATCTGCGTTCTTGAACATGGACATAGATCACTTGAAGCGATGGGATTTGCTGATCTCGACAAGAGTAATGCAACAGTATTTGTACCAACAGAGGGCAACTATCCTCTTGTTGACTTTATTATTTACGATGATGCTGGTAGAGAGTATCCTTTCTCGGTGAAAGTAATGTCTTCTACTACTAACGTCATCAAACCACAGGACTTGATGACGTTTGTGAATGATAATCCAAATGATCCTTTCATGATGCAGTTCAAGCGGACGACTGAGTATGAAGTCCTGAGACGTTTGGGAGATGAATCCAAAGGCGTTGCCCAAACCCAGTACGAGACAATCAGATATCTGGCACAGACCCAACCCTATTCGTCTGAGTTACCTGCTAATCTAAGTTCATTGATACCTGAGACCCCTACGCCTGAGAACTTCCCAGATGCAACCATTGATGCGAACATGGCAACCTGGAACTCCATGTACGACCGCTGGATCAGAGGCAATCCAAGATTCCTCAATGAGGCAAATCTGACTACTGGTCGCCTTGGTAAATATAATCAACTGTCTTATCTGATGGCAGTTGCGATTACTAAGATCAGTCAGGACCGCACCAATGGTCTTAACTATCTTGAACTTGTAAGAGATTTTCTGATGGCACAGGTTTCTTACTACAAGTTTAGAATCCAGGCCAATGGTCTTCCTGAATTCAAGATGGAGAACAAGTTCCACAATGACTTTACAAATGATACCAAGTTCGTTCTCAGAACAAAGGCATCCAAAGGTTCCCCACTAAACGATAGAATCGGCGTCCAACCATGAGCAAGAACACACACCTCGAACACCTTGAAGATGATATTTTTAATCAGGGATATGCTGGTGCCCAGAATGCCCTGAACTTCCTGGAAGGACTTAAAGGTATGCTGACCACTGGTAGTGGTGGTAGTCAGATGAAGGTTACTGTGAAGTGGGACGGTGCTCCTGCTATCATTTGTGGTGAGGATCCTGTCAATGGTTTCTTCTTCGTCGGCACCAAGTCTGTGTTCGCCAAGACTGAACCTAAGATCTGTTACAGTCATGGTGATATTGACCAGTGGTATCAGGGAGAACTTGCCAACAAGTTGAAGATGGCACTGGACAATCTGTCTAAGTTGCCTATCAAGGGTGTGATTCAAGGTGACCTGCTATACACTGGTGCTCCCGTGATCACTACCATGGGTGGTAAGCGTTGCTACAAGTTCAAACCAAACACCATTACATATTGTGTTGAAGCAGCGACTGAGATGGGCAAGAAGGTTGCAGCATCTAAACTAGGTATTGTATTTCACACTAAGTACAGTGGAAAAGATTTTGATTCTATGGCGGCATCTTTTGGTGTTGACGTTTCTGGTCTGCAAGGTAACCCTGATGTGGCAGTATTCTCCTCTGACTTCACCAACACCAACGGCGTTGCAAACCTCAGCCCTGGTGAACTCAACAAACTGAATATGTCCCTGAGGACCGCCAAGCGTAACCTAGATTCTTCTAGGAACTTCCTGAACCAGATCGGTGGCAAACTGACTGGCATGGAACCTGCTGCACTCTTTAAGATTTACTTCAATCAGAAGATCAAGGAAGGTAAGATCCCCTCATCCAGCATCCAAATGCTGAACGAGTTCAAGGTCTTCGTTGAGTCTCGTTATGCACTCAAAGAGGCAGGTGTGAAGACGCCTAAGGCAAAGGAGAAGTGGAATGAGAAGAAGCAGGAGGCAATCAAATACCTAAATAATAATAAGTCTGAGATCTATCGTGCGCTGTCGGGGTTCAAGAACCTCATCACAGCGAAAGAACAGATCATCAATCGTCTCAAAAAGATTGAGGGGGTTGGCACATTCCTAGAAGATGAGACGGGTTACAGAGTCACGAGTCCAGAAGGATTTGTGGCCATCAAGGATGGCACTGCTGTCAAACTTGTTGATAGACTTGAATTCTCTCGGGCAAACTTCACCGTAGCAAAAGATTGGGGCAAATGAGATTTCGTCAGTTCATCATCGAAGCAGCTGCCGCTGCTGCTAAGAAAGCAACCACAAGCAAAAAGAAGAACGAAGTAATCGACAAGCATGTCGCAATCACTTTCGGCAGATTCAATCCTCCCCATGCTGGTCATGGTAAGTTGCTTGATGCTGTGAAGTCACACTCTGGTGACTCTGGTAACTATCGTATCTATCCCTCCCGTTCTCAGGATCATAAAAAGAATCCTCTGCATCCTGAGCAGAAGATTCAACACATGCGTGGTATGTTTAAGGATCATGCTGACAAGATTCAGAACTCTGAGGCACACAGAAATATCTTCGACATCCTTCGTGACCTACATGACGAAGGTCATGAGCACGTTACCATGGTGGTTGGTGATGATCGCGTGAAAGAGTTTGAAAATTTAACTCAGAAGTATAATGGTAAGCACTATGACTTCAAGTCTATTAACATTAAGTCTGCTGGTGCTAGAAATAATGATAGTGATGATCCTATCGAAACCCTGTCTGCTTCCAAGATGCGATCCCATGCCCAAGGGGGTGACCATGACTCCTTCCATGCAGGCACTGGTGGATACAAGAAGTCCAAAGAAATGATGCAGCATGTCTTGGATGGTATGAAACCACCTGAGAAGAAGAAACCTGCTGGTAAGAAGAAAGAGAAGGCAGTCAAGGAGTCTGTATGGGAGTATGCACCTAAACTAGACTTTGAATCCTTCCGCGACTATTACATGCTCGATCACATCTTCAAGGTGGGTGCTATCGTAGAGCATGACGACACTGGTATGCTCGGCAAGATCGTTCACCGTGGTCCTAACTACATCATCATGGAAGATGGTCTCGGTGGTGAGCATCGTGCATGGTTGCAGCACATCACAGAAGTCTCTGACCCTAACAATCAATCCAACCACTCTGCCGATGATGGTAGCGGCAATGATTGGAAAGTTGGAACTGATACATATAGAATGGCGGTTCAAAACATGACTCCTGGACAAGAAATTAAGAAGTTCA